CTCTTGCAGGTGATGACGACTATGTTGAGGTAGGAGATGTAAGCGGTCTTACTGGGACATCTTTCTCGATCAGTGCTTGGTTTTATTTAACAGGTACGCCTAGCAATGAATCTATATTTGGAGCAGGTAGTTCTTCCTCAGATAGAATTTGGTTGCAGGTAAGAAATACTAATACAATTAGATTTGGAAGTCTGGGTAGTAATAGCGATTTTACTTTACCAAGTGGTACATTTTCTTCGAATACTTGGTATCATGTTGTAGGCGTGATAAACGGAACAAACAAAGAAGTATTTCTCAACACCAATTCGCTCGGTACAGCCACAGTTTCAAATCTTTCAGGCACTAACGGCAACAATGTAAGAATAGGTGGTTTGTATAGTCCCGGTCCTTTTAGTACCTTAACTCCATACCAAGGTATATTAGACGAAGTGGCTGTTTTTAGTACTACTTTATCTTCAACTGATGTATCTAGCATTTATAACAGCGGTACACCCGATGATCTTACTATTTACTCACCTGTCGGTTGGTGGAGAATGGGAGATAATGACAGCGGATCAGGAACAACTGTAACAGACCAAGGCAGTGGGGGTAATAACGGTACTCTCACTAATGGGGCTGCATTCTCAACAACAGTAGCGTAAACTATGAGAACACACGCAATAATTGACGCATCAGAAGTTAGCTCTGTGGACTTCGATCAAGTACTTGAAACATCATCTGATACTCTTAGATATTCACTAGACGGTACTAAGACATTCGTTAAGTACGAAGGCACACAACCATTCTTTCTACTCGGTAAGACGGAGTACAATCAAGAAGAGATACTAAGCATCTTGAGTGGGCCTGAGTGGTCAAGCGAGATTATCTGATGGCTCCTAACAAGCAGTCAGAGGGCTTATCGGAATCCTCATCTGCCCGTGTAAATGTACAGTTCGCTATCAAGATTATTGTTGGCGTGGCTACTGCGGTGTGGTGCTGGTCTGAGCTTACTAACCGTATGGCGGCAATGGAACTCCAGGTTAGTCGGGTATCGCACGAGTCCACCCTCCTGGGCGACTTATCTGCTCGCATGATGCACCTAGAGAAGTTTGCGGAACAGGCAAAGGATGATCTCGATCATTTAGTGGAGATGCAAGACGCTCCAATCACCTCGGACTATCAGCAGTTTGAGCGATTAAAATACTTGGAGAAAGAAGTGGACCGCTTGAGGTTCAGACTAGATTGGTGAAATGGGCGAGATACTTCTTATGTTACTTACGGGGGGCGGCTCTACAGCTATGGGAGCGATGCTCAAAGGTGGGTTCGGAATGCTATTTGAGAGTCGCCGCCAAAAGCACGAGCTTGAACTTGCACGAGAAAGCCGTGCAAACGAAAATTTTCTTAAGCTCCAAGCTGAATTGGCTAAAGGAGGTAATAATGAGTTCCGGGATTTTTCTCGTAGAATTATTGCTTTTATGGGGATTGGCACTCTGTGTCTGTGCGTCCTGTTCTGCACCCTCTTCCCATCGGCAGAGTTCCTCTCCATCACCAACGCACATGGAGAAGGCAGAACGGAATGGCTCTTCGGCCTTATCAGCTACCCAGCCAGCCAAGACCCCATCACGCTATCGAGTGGCCACCTCGCCTATATGGGTCACACCGCCCTTATGGGAATCCTCGGATTTTATTTTGGGCCATCGCCTCACAGACGATAAATGAATATGATTGACCGCGTCTCAGTAGCTGGAATGAGTGGCACAGCCGCCACTTTTGGCTTATCCACAATCGACTCCTTCCTGGGCATTGCAGTAGGTGCGGTGACTCTCGTATATATGTCGATCAAGCTCTACCAAGAGATCCGCAAGAAATGAGCCGATACCGATCATATGGACAACTAGACGATCCATTCATTTCGGAAGGGGACACCTTCTTTCTGCGGATGAATGCGCGTCTGCGTCCGAACCAGCTAAAGCCTGGTGAGGTCGCCCTGTCCAAGAATGGCCGGATGAATGATGATGGTACATGGCAACCTCGCAAAGGATTATCAACTCTATTCGGATCAATCACATCGGGAGCCGATGCTGTGCGTTTACCTTATTTAATAACTGCCGGACAGCGCGATAATAGCGGAAATGTCTCCCTTGTGTTAAACGACACCCCAAGCCTGTCTTTTATACCTGGTGAAAACATAACCATCGAGGGGTTAGGCTACACAAATGCCACCGATCCCAATGGCACATTTGTCTTAGTCTCGGTCAACTTCACCACCAAAACGATCACTTACTCGGATGGATCTTCAGGAGAACAAGAAGCATTTACTATTGCTGGAAATAGTGTGGGAGCAACTTCTGTTGCAAGTATAGGCAACTCTATAGCGACCAAACTAAACTTTATCATCAATGATGATGGGGTAAATGCGGTGTATGGATCGGCAGTATATAGCGATGCGTCATCCAATAATGATGACTATATATTCTCGGCCACCAATAACCTATGCGTAATCATTCGTTTAAAAGACTCAGCACTTTTTAAATGCCGATACGAGGGAGGTGGAGAGACTGTAGATAACCCAGTAGGCATGGCACAGGGGTTTGATAAGATGTTTATCTTCCGATCCCGCAAGACCACTCTTTCAGCCTCCCCAAAACTTATTTATCGATCAGTCAGTTCAGCGTCTCAAAGTGGTCAGGTAATAACCGTAAATACCACAGCAGATCATGGCCGAGTAGTAGGTGACTTTGTCACCCTCACAAACTTCACAGGCTGGCCAACTTACGATCCTAACAACTGCTATCAGATAAAGACTGCACCCACCTCCACATCTTTCACGGTTGAGATGGCAAACTCGCAAACTGTTGCCAGCTACAATGTAAGTGGCGCACAGGTCGAATACTTTGAGGACTTTACTAGGGTAAGCAATGGCGCATATACTACGCCACAATACTTTACTGACACTACTGCCTCGGCAACCGATGGTGTGGTCACGATGGATATTGGGGCGGGGCATAACCTCCAAAAAGGTGACGAGGTTACCATCCGTGCTGGAGCATCCCCCTACGATTTATTCGTAAATCAAAAAGCTGTAGTCACTTCTGTGTCGGATGAGGATAGCGACAATGTGAATGATCGATTTACCTTCAACCTTGGGGTCGCAAATGTATCCCTCGGGGCATCACTCACCGTAAGTAAAGCATTAGCTATCGGCAAAGGTTACGAGCATATGCCAGCCGCTCCGTGGGGTGAATTTCACCAGCGTAGATTATGGGTTCCATATTGGTATACAGCAGATACTATCCCTGTGGACCGAGAAATTAGAGATGAGTTGGCGGCCTCGGATATCTTTGATGCAGATACATTCGACATTATCGGCAATCAGTTCCGAGCATCTGCTGGTAAGAGCGATTACCTGGTTGGCCTTCAGCCTTTCACCCAAGACAGTATTGTCGCATTTAACCGAAAATCCATCCACCTCCTCACAGGCGTGAGTGGATCTCTTTCCGATGTATCCACAAATGTGGTGACGAGCGAGATTGGTGCATCTGCCCGCAAATCAATCGTCCAGGTGGCCAACAAGATTTTATTTCTATCCGACCAAGGTATATACTCTGTGGAGTTTATGGATGAGTATAATCTGCGAGGAACAGGTACACCCATATCCGAAACTATACAGCCCTACATTGATCGCATAAATCAGGACTATGCTCACCTATCATGCGGTGTGTATTTTAATAACAGATATTGGTTGGCAGTACCATTAGACTCTGCACCTGGTGCGGGTAACGGCAGAAAGCTAAACACCATTCTTATCTATAACTTTATCAATGGCGGGTTTGAAAGCATAGACTCGGTAAATTCTGTAGACTTTGCGATTCGTGAATTGATCGTAGCTCGTGAAGGCGCACAGAATGCACTCTATATCACCACCGAAGAGGGCGGGGTGCATAAGGTGGATGCGGTTGAAGGTGGAGATGTTGTATCAGTTACACCTGGTCAGGCATCCTCCGAAACTATTCCTGTAATTAGCCAGCTAACCACTCGCCAATTCGATGCCGATGCGATGGATCGCAAAGTATTCAGCCGATCCGAGATTCATGTGAAGAGTAATAGTGGTTCGCAAACCAACGCAAACATCCAATTCATCACCGAAGATCCTGACTCGACTTCTGACACCGTCAGCTTTTCATCTTTGCTTGGAAGTACCTTGCCGGACTCCGAAGAGGCATCTCTTCGGACCCGCATAAATAAACGCGGATTTGGCGTACAGGCAGACATCCAACCATCTTTAGGCAGACCCTACATTCGGGCGGTTAAAGTAGACGCAAGAATCACCAACCGATCAACCACATCTATTTCATAGGGAGTAATTATTATGGCAATATTATCACGAGGACAGACCTTCGCATCAGGCGACCAAGTAACCGCGCAAAAACTGCAAGACATTGTGGATCTCGCAACCTTTGACGATCCAGCAGATGAATCAACCATCATTAAAGACACAGGCACAGGTAAACTTAAAGTCCCAAGCAATGGGATAGGCTCAAACGAGTTAGCGAGTGATGCTTCAGTAGATGCCAATCGAGCAGTCGATACTAATCACATAAAAGACGGTTCGGTTACAGCGGCCAAGCTCGATAGTGCGGCGGTAAGTGTACTTATGCCGACTGCATCGCTTATGCCTTATGCTGGATCATCTGCGCCAACAGGTTACCTACTTTGTGATGGAGCCGCTATAAGCAGAACAACCTACTCTGATTTATTTGGCATAGTCGGAACGACCTATGGCGTAGGAGATGGATCAACCACATTCAATATACCCGACCTTCGAGGACGAGTTATCGCTGGTCAGGACGACATGGGAGGCACTTCTGCTAATCGTTTAACAGGCCAATCAGGCGGATTAAATGGAGATAATCTCGGTGCTACAGGTGGTGCAGAAACACACCTCCTCACAGCCGCAGAATCGGGTCTGCCTGACCACACGCATTCAATTTCAATAAGCACCCTGACAGGATCGGGCGGTCCTGACCCTAGAGTAAGTGGCGTAGTAAGTAATACAGGTGTCCCGGGCAATGTTACAACTACCGGCACAGACGCATCTTCCGCCCACAACAATGTCCAGCCCACCATCATTTTAAATTACATCATCAAAACTTAATCGACATGGAAAAAGAATATAACGATCCATTGCGTGAAGCCGCCAGGCTTTTAAACGAGCAAGCACCCGAAGGCGAAGAGCTTGCATACATCAACAAACAGGAAGCTCAATTGCTAAAGGAAGCGGGTGGAGCGGGTGTGCCTGTAAATTCATCAGGTGTAAAATCATACTTCCTAAATAAACTATTTGGCGGTGGTAAAGATGCACCCAAGCTAGAGAAGTTCGATGTTGGGCAATCTGCTCGCGATTATGTAAATGCGATGTCCGACCCTGCTCTACAGAACCAACTACTCGCTAATCGCCAACGCTACGATCCGCAGTATCAAGACTTGCAAATGAGCCTAGCTCGCCGTGCCTCTGACCCTATGGCACAGCTTGCCGAGGATCAAGCCATGCGTTCACAGGAGTTCGGCGCACAAATGGCCGAGCGCCAAGCTGGGTCTGATATCTCGCTAATGAATCGATTCGGTGCGGATATGACCCAAGCGGTTCGTGCATCCGATCCACTCATGCAAGCACGAGTCGAGCAAGCGAACAAGATGGCCGCTGATGCGTACCGCGAGAGTCAGATGACCGACCTATCGCCTGAGATGAGACGCAGAGCAGATCAATCAGCGCTTGAATCTCTTACCTCACGAGGCAGAGGTACTGACAATGTGGGCATTGCCGCCCAAGCGATGAGCCGTGAGGATTATTTAAGAGATGTACTTCGAGACAGCAGAAACCAGGCACAATCACTTGGTGGTTATGCCATGCGAGGCAACCAAGCAACCTCATACGATCCACTCCGACTCACCGGTGGAGGACAAAACTTTGTCCAGCAAGGATATGGCCAAAGAGCCGCCTTATTTGGATTACCACAAGAATCAGTCACTCGGATCAATCCCGATGCCGGAGTAAATATCGGTATGCAAGAATATGCGAATCGAGCAAACTACCTGGCGAATACCTATGCGGCAAAGGAACAAGCGGCTGGTGGAGCGGCTGGTGGATTCTTTAGCGGACTAGGTTCAGCAATTGGTGGAATCTTTGGAAAATAGGAAATATCATGGCAATAGGAGACACAGTTCAAGCGGGACTCATGCGAGTCGATTTCTCACCAATAGCTAGAGCGGGGGAGGCACAGGCACGGGCGAACCAAGCGTTTGGAGATGCAGTCGGAGGAGTTATAAATAAGTTTTATCAGAAGAAAAAAGATAAGCAGGAGAGAGAGGAACGAGAACAAGCATATCTCAAGATGGGTCTGTCCGATGAGGAAGCAAAAGCCGCAAGCCGAGACAAAGACCTAGCCAATCAGTTCATCAATAAAATGAATGCTGATCGGAATTACAGCCTGGAAATGGAAAAGTTCAACCAAGCGGGGGAGCTTCGCGATTTGCAGGTGGATCAGATCAGAAAGAGCATGGAGTTAGCAGATGAGGCTCTGATTTCGGAAAACCAATTCTTACAAACTTTGCCATCTCTAATTACTAATCCCGAGCGTCAACGCCAAGCGGACATCGCTCGACCTGGACTGCCAGCACTAGGTAATGCCGATGCCCGTAATCGCTTCTTGCAGGCACAGTTAGATGACCCTAGAAACCAAGTACCGGTTATGAATTTAAACGACCGAGACTTTCTTAATCAGTTCAAAGATGATCCGCAACAAATCAAAAGAGCTTTAGCGTTTATAGAGAAGAGGAACAAGGCACAGCAAGGAACAGTCAAAACAATGAATGTTTTTGATCCTTCGCTAGGTAAAAATGTTATCGCCGTACAAAATCCTGATGGAACTCCTGGACGAATAGTTGGATTTACACCCAGTCAACCAAAGCGAATTCGGACTCCTGAAGAAGAAGAGAAAATTGCTATCACTACTGCTAGGAACCAAAGAGGATTAGAGTTTGCTAAGTCTGTGTATGACCAAGCACAATCAAGTCTTGCTACAAAAGAGACCGCCAAGGAAGCCTTGAGTTACTTAGATGATATCGAGACAGGAGGAATTTCTGAAGCAAAAAATAGTGTCTTAAAATTAGCTAATTCAATTGGCATACCTTTAAGCGATGCCCTCAAAATGAAAATCGGGAAGACCGAATCATTTATGTCTGCAACTGGAGAGTTTTTATTTCAATCAATCGAAAAGACAAAAGGTTCTATTTCTGATAGTGAGATGAGAATATTTAAAAGTATAAATCCGGATATCGCCCAGACAAAAGAAGGTAATCGGATTATACTTAACTATTTCATTAAAAAAGCAGATAGAGATCAAGAACTTGCAGACTATGTGGATGAACTTGAGGTTGAAGGTGTATCTCCTACCGAAATTCAGCGAAAATCTAGACAATGGCTAAAAGACAATGATTTTTCTGATAAATTGGAAGGTTTAAAAGCAAAAGGTTCTAACACTACAATGCCCAAAAGTAAGATCGCATCCACGCCAGCAGGGAGTCCATCAAGTAAACCCGCACAAAACCCAAAGTTCGATTCTCAAATCCAACAAGTTTTACAAAAATCATCTAGTGGAGCAGAACTTACAGATGAGGAGCAGAAGATAATCGATCTTATCAATAAGCGAGAACTACAAAGCAAAAGATAATGGCCAACCCTTCAGAATATGGTGATTTATTGGATGCATTAGAGACTGGTGCATATGCTCCTGATGTTGAATCCTTACTAGATCAAAACCCTCAAATATCTTTATCGGAAGAAAATGATTATACCGATCTTATCCAAGATTTAGAAAAAAAGGTAGCTCAAGGTCCAATGACTTTTGAAGAGTACGCATCTAGTGAATCACAAAACGATAAAAGGTCTATTTTTGAAAAAACTTTAGCCTTCGGTGAAAGTGCTATAACTGGAGCGAGTGCCTTAATCGATGAGGGTAAAAATGCTGTTGCTGAAGTATACAAGGGCGATGTCGGATGGGATGAAATAAAAGGAGTTTTCGATGTTGGGATTGAAGACTTGAAACAATTTGGAAGCACTGTAATGGGGGCGGCCAAGGATATGGTTTTTGCCAACGATGATGAGGCACTAAGAAATTCCTATAATCGCTATCGGGATAATTTTGAGTATTATCAAAATGAAAGACCTGAACTTATTGAGGAGTATACAACCGATGCTCCATCATTTGTAAGTTTCGGGGCAAATTTTGTAGACCCAACCACATTAGTTCCCTTTGTAGGGCCTGCGGCTAAACTTGGTTCTGTTACTTTAAAGTCTGCAAAACTTGGAAAAATGGCAAAGATTATGGATGCTATTGAAAAGACAACATCCTTGCCTGCAAAAGGTTTATCCAAAGGCGGACGCTATATAATAAAAAAAGGTGCAGATTTATCTTCTAAAGTAGCTGGGGGTATTGGGAAACTCGGACAAAAAGCAGAAGGCTTGAAAAGTGCAGTCGCAGGCGTTGGGGTAGGGGGGTATACTGCGGCGGCAGTTAATCCATATCTAGGAGCCGGACTCGGTGCCTTTACTGCTTTTGCTCCTAAAATAGCCAAACATACAGGTAAAGGAGCAGAAACCATTCTTACTGCATTAGCTAGTGAAGGTGGGCAAAAAAGATTTTTGCAAAGATTGGCTTTAACCGCAGAAACAAAAGCGGCTCGTCAGGCCGCATTGATTGCACATAAGGCTGGGGGTACAAAACTTGCCGATATGATGTTCAATAGCATCGTAAATGGTACAAGCGTAGCGACTATGAATACGGCTCTTGCTTATGCGGCTGGCGGTGGGCCGGAGGAGACTGGGCAGGCATTCGGACAAGGTTATGTATCGGGAGCTATGGGTGTGATGAACCAACCTGGAATGAAGGGTGGTAAAACACAGGCGGCACGGGATGCAAGTAGTGTGAATTTTATGGAGTCAAAGCTAGTGGAGACTCAATTACAGGCATTTCGCAAGATGAGTCCCGAAGCTCGGTTAGCATTCGCCACTTTGGAGGAAGCAGGCGTTCCATCTCCAAACTTGGTATTTCTTAACAACGATAACTACCTTCAACTAGTTCGTTCCAAATATCCTAACGCAAAGAAAGTACCTAATGCAGAACACGATCCATCTGATAATACGATCTATGTAAATGAGGATGGGGATATGGCAAAGGGTAGTCGAGAAGCGATGGCTATTCTTACAGAAGAATTAGGTCATGGGTTTATAACACAAGCGATTAAAGATGACCCATTATTCGCACACAGAATCCTTGAAAACTATCGAGTGAAAAAGGGTGAAAAGGGTCATACCTTTGTATTTTTAAAAGACTCTTTCGGTAAACCTATTGAGACAATTACGATAAACGACAAGGGGCGTAAATTCGCAGAGGCATATGATTCTCAATTTGGGGACGATGCAGTAAATATGGGTATTGGGGATGATGCAGGCAGGTTGGCCCAGGAGATTGGGGCGCATCAGTTCTCATTGATGTTACAGAATAATCCCAATGCGATGAAAGCTCTTCACCCATCAGTGAATGACAAATTAGTATTAGCTGGTGAGAAAGTGCTATCTTTATTTGGCGCAGTAAACCCAAAGACTGGTAACCCTCTAAGTAAATCTGCCTCACCGATTGTTAAAAAAGATAAAACTTTGGCTAATTTATATTCCAACTACTTAAATCAGCTTGAGAAAAAGCAAGTAAATCGAGCAAATACGATTGAGAGTTCTGCGAAGATAAAAGTGCCTAAAGGTAAAACTGAAGATCAATTCTTCAAGCAAGAGTTTGGAGAAGATGGTATTACGATGTCTGAGGCCACAATATTCTTGCCTCGTGATAAAACTGCCGTGGATGGCATTAAAGATGAACTGAATTTACGAGAGCAAGCAACTAGTCCTGACTTAGATCCTGATCTACAGTTGAAATCTAAAATGGCAGACAACGAAATGAAGTCTGCTCGCAAGGACAAAAATAAAGCCAAAAAAGAAGCAGAACAAAATCCTGACGATCCAGTAAAGCAACAGGCAAGTAGAGAGGCTGATAAAAAATTCAATGAGGCCAAGGCAAACGCTGATAAAACAAAAAGTGATCTTCGTAAATCCGGCAAAGGAATGACGGTATATAATTCCCAATTAATTGGTAAGGAGATACCCGATAATATTTATAATTTTATCACAGATAATGGCAGAAAAGATCAAAAGGGAAGAATCCGAAACGAGTTACAAAAAGTTAGCCGAGCCATTAACCAAGTCAGGCAGATGGCTACTTACTACCGATCAAGTAAACCATCAATTCGTGGAAATCGAGAGATTGAACAAAGATTTTTCACTCCACTTAACTTTGTCATAAACAAGATAAAATCGGGGAAACCTCAGATACAATTACAGGTCATAGACGAAAAATATCTTAGAATGAATCTAGACGCTATGGTCCGAGAAGGTTTAGTAACAGACCCCGATGCTTTAATGGATCAAGCTCGGCAAGTTGCACAACAAGCAAGACTTGATCCTGAAGGTCGAATAAACCCACAAGGCCAAAGCGAGAACGAATTAGTTACAGCCTTATTTGGTTTAAAGGAATCTGCGCCATTTGTAAAAAACCCAAAACTGCGTCAGTTTCTTGAGACTCGTAAAGATGCTCATGCGATCCGAAGTTTCGATCTATTCCGTGTAGCTGGATTAGCTGAAACTGGTAGAGAAGGCATTGGCTTTGATTGGTATAATGTTAAGGAGAATTATTCTCCGCCTTCTAAATAGCTTCCGCTAAAACCGGTCTTACATTCCGAAATTTCTCCGCACAACCCCTTGCGTTGAACTATGTAGATTTCTGTAGTTTTCTGTAGGAAATAGTTGCTATGTTGTACAAAATCTCATAGATTTTAAGGCAAGCAGTAGCGATAATGAATAGAAAAATTAATAAACAGAATAAGTTTGCTTGTGTTTTATCTTATAATGGAAAAAACCGTAAGTGTTTTGCACGAGATTGGGACCATTTGAAGCAAAGAGCGCCTGATGCCATTCGGAGAACCTGGTATCTATGGGCAAACTTGAATCTCGATCATTTAGATCAAGTCAGTCAGAATGAATGGCATGGTAAAATTATTAGCGTCTGTGGGAAGCCAATCCTGTGCAAGGTCTATGACCGCGCAGACAGAGTTAAAGAGGCCGCTAGGCTGTTGGGAGCGATTGGTGGAGCTTCAGGAAAAGGTAAGAAAAAAGTGCGTGGAGATTCTAATTACTACAGGTTACTCCGATATAAAGGCATTGAGAAAAAGCGTAAAAAAGATGCAGGAACTCAAAGTAAATAGTGGGATATGTATTTTTTTGAACTTTTTATCACATGAATGTTGACAGAATAAGTTTTATGCTAATTATGCGAATTGTGACTCAGGCATGGGACACACTCGATCTTTCAAAATTAGACATTAACCCACCGGCGGGAACTAAATTGAGTTCGCACAATATTTATTACGCTCCTAGTGCGACAAAAGCAGTTAGCTAAATAACAGTTTTTTTTTCCTGCCGGTGATTTATTCACCGCATGGAAACAGAAAAACTACTAAAACAATATCACCCCTTACTCCTTACCCGCTCCGAGGTAAAGGAGATATTTCGGCTCACCGAGCGCCAGTTAATAGATTGGCGTAAAAAGTACGGCTGGAGAAAGCTAGGGAATAAATTTATCCGCTCCGATATCGAGTGGACTTTGTCTCAGATTTTAGAGGAGGCGAAATAATGAAGCTAACCATCGCTATCGACCCAGGCAAGTCAGGCGGGTACGCAATCGCTTGGGGAAGTTTACGCAATATTCATCTGCACAACCTCGGTGAGGACTTTGAATTTGTAGAGCATATGCAAGACCTCAAAGACCACCCCGATGTAACATCCATCGAAGCTGTGGTTGAACTGGTCCCTCCGTTTGCCGGTAAGATGATTCCTAGTTCCACGAGCTTCAAATTAGGTAAGTCTTGTGGCTATTTAGAGGGTGTCCTTCGGATGGGAGAGATCCCTTATAAACTTGTCCGCCCACAGGAATGGCAGAAGGGGCTAAGTGGGCTAAGTGGGCTAACATCGGGCAAACGAAAGAAGGTTCTAATGAACCATGCCAAGCGACTTTACCCAAGCGTAAAAGGGCTAACGCTCAAAACAGCGGATGCCTTACTGATTCTTAATTATCACATTAATCAATAACCGAGAGGCCGACTCGTTAAAACTGGCACACTAAACACATGGCAATATTGCAACAATCAACAAGCGGAGAGGGACCTATCACAGGTTGGCCTCTTGAACCTGCTCGTCCTGGTCAATACTTGGCAGTCTGTCTCGATGTAAAAGACAGCTTCGGTATTCAACGCCCCGCCTACGAAGATCCAACTCGAATTGAAACCTTAGATGTCTGCCGATTTCTTTTCGGTACTCAGGATGGGCAAATGGTTCAGACCGGTGAGATGAAAATCTCTGCTCATGAGAAGAGCAAACTCGTAGGTGTATTAACCTCATGGCTCGGTAGCAACCCAGGTGCTGGTTTCGATACTGAAACACTTCGAGGCAAGGGGTGCATGATCAATGTCGTTCAAAAAACTTCACAAAAAGGCACAGTTTATTGTGATATCACTTCGATCACTCCTGTGATGCAAGGCATGGAAGCACAGGTTCCACAGCCCTCGCAGTTTAACATACCAGGCGGTGCTTCCGCGCCTTCGCCACAGGTGAATACACAGGTAACTGTGGAACAGCCACAGATGGCACAGCCTGCACCTGTCGCACAGCCTCAACCTGTTCAACAGGCACAAATGTTTTCCGCTCCGGCTCCTGCGCCGTTCTGAGCGAGCCTACCACATCCACACATGGCGGGTGGCCGGTTTTGGTCAATGCATCGGCCACCCGCTTTTTACCCCAAACAAATTACTACTATGATACATTACTTTTTTAATCCTGCTTTGCTCCTAATGGTCGGAGTTCTCGGAGTAATCGCTGATATGTTTTTGCTATGAATATGCCGACTATTCCTAAAATTAAGAAGGCTGTGGCCGAGGGCTTTGAGGTATCGATTGATGATATTGATGGCC